CTACGTCCGGCTGGACGCGACCCTCGCATGAGCCGCAATCTGCGCGAGATCCGGGAGGCGGTCGCTGCCCGCCTGGACACGATCCCGGACCTGGGACCTCCTGCTGTAGCCCCCTCTCACTAGTCCCCTCTCACTCGGAGGACGCACATGGCACTACTCACGGTGCAGAACATCACACGCTCTGGCCTTGCCCCGAGCTACACCGCCACCGCAGCTGCCACCCCGGGCACCGTGCTCGGCGAGCTGGTGGAGGTCATCGCATGAGGCGCTACCGCGTTCGTCCTACCTGGCCCTTCCGCTACCGCGAGTACGAGCCGGGCGAGGAGTTCGTGGCCGACCTCGAGCCCGACGTCGAAGAGCGGGCCGTGAGGAAGGGCGCGCTTGAGGTGCTGGACGACGCGCGCGACCCGCTCGATCCAGCCAGCGCGACGCCGCCCAAGCGCCGCGGAAGCTAACCCAGCATGGCAGACCTACGGGCGATCCGCGAGGGCCTTGCGGGGAGTCTCGCGACCCTGCGCGCGAACGGGACGGTGGGGCAGGTCTCTCCCTACCTCCTGGCCAACCCCACGCCGCCCTCGCTCATGGTGGCGGCAGTCGACGAGTACGAATTCCTCGGATTCGGCACCTCTGTGCGCTGGACGATCCTCGTCGAGGCATGTCTGGGCCTCGCCGCCGACGTCGCCGCACAGGAGCTGCTCAACAAGTTGCTTGCGCCGACCGGCGCGACCTCTGTCGTGGCGGCAGCAGAGGCCGACCAGCGCCTCACGAGCCGCCTCGATCGCAGCGGCTCCCTGCACACAGGACAGGCGCCGGCTGCAGACTCGGTCGCCTTCGCCGCGTACCGCGGACAGAGCCGCTTCCAACTGCGCAACGGCTTCGAAGTGCTACTCGCGGTGTGGGCGTTCGAGGTCATCTCCTCATAAGACAACGAAAGGAGTAGAGCGATGGGCAAGCGCATCGCCCTCAAGGACCTGATCGAGATCGACGGGAACGACCTGTCCAACTTCTGCCGGTCCGTCGAGTTCTCGTCCGAGCACGATCAGGTGGACGTCTCGGGATTCAACCCGACCGGCGCGAACGAGTTCCTCGCCGGCCAGACGGTGCAGTCGGTGACGCTGGAGATGTTCGGCGCCTACGGCACGGGCGAGACGCACGACGTCCTCTACGACATCCACCGCGACCGCTCGATCGTGAACTTCCGCTGGCGGCCGGACCAGACGCAGCCCGTCTCGGCGACGAACCCGCAGCTTACGGGGAACGTGCAGATCCTGACGTACGGGCCGGGTGCGACGCGGGGCGAGCCCGACGTCTTCTCGGTCACCCTCTCCGCCGCGGACGCGGCCGGGCTCGTCTTCGTGACCACCGCCTAGGCCGATGCCGCAGTCTGCGACGCTCAGAGTCAGGGGCTACAGGGAGTTCCTGCGGGCAGCAGCACGGGCAGGGAGGGAGTCACGAAGGGAAGTGCGGGCGGCGCTCCGCGAGGTCGCAGAGCCGGTCCGAGCGGAGGCCGCCTCGCTCTTCTCGAGCGTCGACCCGCGCTCGGCAGCGGGCTACCGGGTGCGCGTGCGGCAGCGCGGCGTCTCGGTGGAACAGTCGCTGCGCAAGACGACGGGCCAGCACCCCGAGTACGGGGCGCTGCAGATGCGGGAGGCCCTGCTCCCCGCGCTCGCCCGCAAGGAGCGCGAGATCGAGCGGGGCATGGAAGACGCGATCGACCGGATCACGGATCACTTCGAGCGCTAGCGAGGAGGACCCATGTCAGAGGAACAGGCGCCGAGAGGCGTCTTCGTGATCGACGGGGAGGAGTGTCCCTTCCCGGAGCTCGGCGAGGGCTTCACGATGGAGGAGGCGATGGTCTTCTACGACTACGCCGGCTTCCCCATCGAGGAGCTCTTCGCAGACGAGGACGATGCTGACGAGGAGCTCGAGCGCAAGCGCCGTAGCCCGGGCGTGATCGCTGCGCTCATGCATCTCGCCTACGCCCGCACGCACCCGCGCGCGAGCCGGAAGGCGATCGAGCGCATCGTACGGACGACCGACTGGGTGAAGGCGCTCGAGGGACTCGCCTCGGCGCTCGGACAGGAGGTAGACGAGCGCCCCCCGGGGGAAGCGCCGAAAAGCTCCGACTCTTCGAGCGCGAGTTCTGGAGACGGTTCCACGCACGCTTCGGCCCGACCGGACGTGCCCCCGAGTCGTACTACGACTTTCGAATCGGCCACACCAGCCATCTCCGGCCATGCGATCTAGCGCACCTGAGGCCAGCCGACCTGCTCGGGTTCGCCGACCTCTTCGAGGCCCTCTACGAGTCTGACTGATGCCACGCAAGATCGAAGTCGAGATCCTCGGCGATTCGCGCTCGCTCGAGCGTGCCTTCTCGCGGGCCTCCAAGGCCGGTCAGCGCTGGAATGCGAGCATCGGCACGTTCGTGAAGGGCGCGCTCGTCTTCGAGGGCGTGCGCCGAGGGCTCGACGTGGTTTCCTCTGCGCTCCGCTCCGGCATCGCCGAGTGGTCTGAGCAGGCGCAGGTGGCCGCGCAGACAGCGGCTGGCGTTCGCGCAACCGGTGGCGCAGCGAACGTCACGGCCAAGCAGATTGAGCGCCTCGCCGGTCGCCTGCAGGATCTCTCGGGCATCGACGACGAGACGATCCAGCGCTCGCAAAACCTGCTTCTCACGTTCAAGCAGGTGCGCAACGAGCTCGGCAAGGGTAACCGCATCTTCGATCGGGCGACGCGCTCCGCGCTCGATCTCTCCGTGCGCGGCTTCGGCTCGGTCGAGTCGAACGCAGTGCGGCTCGGCAAAGCACTCGCTGAGCCGATCCGCGGCATCACCGCGCTCCGCAGGGCGGGCGTCAACTTCAGCGACGCGCAGCGTGAGACGATCCAGCAACTCGTCGAGGCGAATCGACTCCTCGACGCGCAGAAGATCATCCTACGCGAGGTCGAATCGCAGGTGGGAGGCTCCGCGCGCGCCTTCGGCGAGAGCTTGCCCGGGCAGATTGCGAGGGCGCGCGAGTCCCTGAAGAACATCTTCGGCGATCTCGTCTCGCTCGTATCGCGACCTCTCGCCGACGCGCTCGGTGCGTTCAACCGATTCCTGCGCGAGCTGGCTGCTGCTCGTAGCGTCCGGGCGAGGCTGACCGTTGTCTGGGAAGGCGCTCAGGATGCCGCTCGGGGTGCGCAGGCGGTGCTGGCGGATGCCGTCAGCCAGATCGACTTCCGGGCAATCTTCGCGAAGGCGCGCGGGATCGCAGACGGCCTGCAAGAACGGCTCGAAGACGTCGACTTCGGCTTCGTCGGCCGCGAGATCGGAGACGCAATCAAGGACGCAGTGCGCTTCGTGCTGCCCGCGGCGAAGGATCTGGCTGAGCGCATCAACCGGGCGGTGCGAGCGATCGACACCGAGGCACTTGGCCGACAACTGGGGCCCGCGCTCGCCACGGCGGTCGTCACAGCCTTCGCCACCCTACTCGATCCCGCCTTCTGGGCGCGCAACTGGGATCTCGCGCTCGCGGTGGCATTCGTCGCGTTCACGGGGCCGATCGGGCGGCTCGCTGGGAAGCTCGCCGCGCCCTTCGCGAGGCTCGGCAGCGATGCGGTGCTCGCGATCGTGGGCGGGCTCGAGCGGCTCTCGCCCAGGCTCGCAGGCGCCGTACTCGCACTCTTCCTGCGCCTGCCAAGCCTCGTCGCTCGCGCGCTCGCGCCGCTTGCGGCCGTCGTCTCGAGCACGTTCGGGCGGCTGGGCCGCCTCGCCTCGTTCACCGCGAAGGTGCTGGGCGTAGAAGTCGTAATCCAGTCGGTCGTGAACATGGCCCGCAGGGTCGCGGCCGTGTTCTCCAATCTAGGTGCGACGGTTGGGTCCGCGCTCGATCGGGCCTTCGATGCTCTCGCGCGCAAGGCGCTCGAGGCGGCGATCAAGATCATCGAGCCCTTCACGAACATCCCTGGCTTCCTCGGTGGCGGAGCGTTCCGCCGCCTGCAGCAGCGCTGGCAGACGACGCTCGCAGTCATGGAGGCACGGGCCAACACGGCCGCCGCCAACATCCAGGACTCGATCGACCGACTCCGTGGGAAGACGGTCGAGATCACGATCGTCACCAAGCAGATCACCGACGCGCACGACCGCGCGGCTGCAGGGGCGCAGGCTGCGCGCCGCGGCCGTGACGCCGCTGCTCGCGCCGCAACTAACGCAGCGAAGGGAGCGCAGGAGTCTGCGCGCAGCATCAGCAGCAGCGCGGACGATGCAGAGAAGGCGTCAGACAAGGCACGCTCGGCCTTCGAGCGTCTGATCGAAGCGCTCGAGCTGCGCCTCGACAAGGCCGAGGTGACGAAGGGCCTGCGCGATGACCTCGCCGCGCTGGCGGCGCTCGAGCGGGCGGTGCGCGAGCGGATCCGGGTCGAGGGCCGCACGACCGAGCTCGAACGCAAGCTGTTCGAGATCGAGCAGCGCCGGGCAGAGCTGCAGCGCCAGCAGCGCGAACGTCTGCGCGAGCTGCGCCGTGGCCGCCAGTTCGAGGCACTCGGCTTGACGGCGGAAGGCGCGGAGCGCGTGCCCGGCGTGGAAGCGCTGAGCAAGCGTCTACGCACGCTGCGCGCCCAGGTCAAGGGCACCTTCCTCGATACCGACAAGACGCGCAAGCAGCTTGCCCGGATCGCCAAGGTGCTCTCGGGGGCGTTTGGTGCGGTCGGCCGCGACGTCCGGCAGGCGATCCTTCAGATGTTCAACGATCTCTCGGCGGCGCTCGAGGGCGGCGCTAAGACGGGCCCGCAGACGAAGTTCGCCAAGCGCGGCATCGACAAGATGCTCGAGGGGCTCGGACTCTCGCCGGCGCAAGTCAAGGAGTTGCGGCAGCGCTTCTCGCAGCTCGGGGCAGGCGGCGTTGTTCCCCAGCGCGGTCTCGCGGCCTTCGGGATGCCCCTCGCGGTAGGAGCGGGAGCGGCGCCCGTCGAGGTCAGCGTCTTCATCGACGGCGAGAGGGTGGAGCCGGTCGTGACCCGCCGTCAGCAGCGTCGGCGCGGACGGCGAGCGGCATCGCGTCGGGGCGTCAGGCCGGGAGTCTAGGTGGGTGTCCTCAACGTCTTCAATTGGCAGGGTCTGTCCGTTGCCCCCGCGGACACGATCTTCACGGTGCTCCCGAACTGGACGCGACTCGACACGCTCGGCAACCTGCGCGTGGCCGAGGTCTCGATCCGCCGCGGCAGGCAGGACGAGTTCGAGCGCACGGACACGGGCACGATGACCGCGAGGCTGAACGACCGCGATGGCGATGCCGATCCGACGGTGGTCGACTGGATCTCGCGCCCGATCGCTTTCGCTG